TAACCGTGATTCACGATGGAATCCCGGATCAAATCCGATCAGCGGCCGAGGAATATATAAACCTTTCATGGGTTTATAAGAATCGCGGGGATGTATTCCATCCCCAGGTTCACGTTAATGACGTGATCGGCATAACGAATACGGAATGGATTATTAAAGCTGATATCGATGATCGGCTTTTGCCTCATGCCTTGAACGGCATTGATTCGAATCCGGCAGATATCGTTAACTTCGGTTACCGGATTGGCGATAATCAGTTCCCGTCACGGCCCGTCACGGCGGAACGAATCCTAGAAAAAGAAAATAATCCGATGGGATCATGCTCACCTTTCCGGAAAACCGTTTGGGAAAATAACCGGTTCGAAGATTTATTTTTCGATGATTGGGCTTTCTGGATTGGGGCAGCTCGAGGCGGAGCAATCTTCGATCACACGGGCCGAGTCGACTATGTTTATTCGATGCATCCGGAACAGATAAGTCACAAAATAAATTCGTCAATTGCTCACGAACAGATCCGGTCATTATGATTATCGGGGTCACGGGCGGGCATGGATTCATCGGATCATGGATCCGTCAGGAAGCAGAAGCACGCGGCCATGAAGTCTTAATCCTCGATCACAAGCACCGCGGGGGATTGCTGGGAGATGTGCGGGATCCGACGATCGTTAACGAATTCGCGGCCCATGTCGACGGAATCATTCATTTAGCGGCCGTGCTTGGAACGGCGGAAACGATTGATAATCCACTTCCAGCGGCAAACATAAATATTCTCGGCACATTGAATGTATTTGAGGCGGCCGATCGATACAGGATCCCAATCGTGTACGCGGCTGTCGGAAATTCCGGGATCGGCCGTGGAACCTATTGCATCACGAAAGCGTGCGGCGAAGAATTCGTGAAAATGTATCGGGAAGATCGGGGCTCGATTATTGCGGCCGTTCGGCCGATGAATGCCTATGGCCCGCGGCAGTCGGCCCCGGCCCCGTTCGGTTCCAGCAAGGTTCGAAAAATAGTTCCTTCGTTCGTGTGTTCCGCATTATCGGATATCCCGATGCCGCTTTATGGCGGTGGAACACAAATTTCCGATGCCGTGTTTGTCCGTGACGTTGCCGAATCATTTGTGAAAACACTCGAGGTTCTCAAGGATGGGCAGATTCCGAATCACCCGATCGATATCGGAAATCTCAAACCTGTTTCGGTGCGGCAAGTAGCGGAACAAATCCGGCAAGAAATCCCATCCGCAAAGATCGATGATTTACCGATGCGATTAGGGGAACCGCACGGCGGCCCGGTTTCATCCGTCGATGTCGTGGATCGAATCGCCCAGGCCGTACAGGATTCCGTACCGGAATTGAATCCGATTGATATCCGTCGGGCCGTTAAATTGTTGGGAACCGTTGTGGCGGCGGATCCGGCTACTATGCGGAATGTCGGCATCGAACCGGAACGGTTCACTAGCCTCGAGGATGGAATCCGCATCACGGTCGATTGGTTCCGGGCTAATCAGGGCATAACGTGGCGATTCCCAAACTGATTCACCGACAATGGTTCGGTCCCCGGATTATGCCGGATCGGTATAAAGAAAATGCCGCAAAATGGATTGAGCTTAATCCGGAATGGGTTTTGCAGGATTACGACGAAACCGATTTGCCGAGGCTTGAGAATCAAGAAGCTTTCGATGAATGCGGCTGGAGTTGGATTCCTGGTCGAGGGGATTCGAAGGAAGCAAGCCTTATCCAAGTCACGAAAGCGGATATCGCCGGCTATGAATTGATTTACCAATTCGGCGGTCTTTATGTGAATTGCGATATGCGGCCCATAAAGCGTTTGCCAGATTTATTCGATCAGCATGATCTTATTCTTTCTTACGAAGTCGACGGCGCATTAATAAGTAATGCGTTTATGGCTTGTGCCCCAGGTAATCCGGTGATCGGTGCCGTGATCGATGCGATTCCGGAAAGCATCAAAACGGTTCGGGCCGGCGTCGACTATGTGACGGGTCCTCGATTGTTGACTCGAATCGTGAATGAGTTAGCCCCGGATGCCTTGATTTTGCCGGCCCGGTTTTGTAATCCGTGGCTTCCCATGCAACCGCAAAGAATCTATGACGAGACTATTTGTGAACATGAGTGGGGTCACGCGACGAGCGATGAAACATTATGGCCCGATCACGGCCGGCAACCTGGATTGCAGAGATATCATTAGGAGAATTCATGGCGATTAGTAACGGCTATGCCACCTTGAATCAGGTTAAGGCGGCGGCCCGCATCGGAACGGCGGATACCGTCGATGATGACCTACTCGAAATCGCTATCGAATCCGCTTCCCGCCTAATCGATGGATATTGTGAACGTCGATTCTTCACGGCCGGCACGGAAACTAGATTCTTCTCGGCCCGTAATTCGTATGTGTGTGTCGTCGACGATCTCGCGGGAACCGCTATCACGGTACAAACCTCAAGCGGCCTCGATGGGATCTATGACGAAACATGGGCCGTCACGGATTATCAGCTCGAGCCATTAAACCGTACGGCTTCCGGATTGTCTTTCCCGATCACTCAACTTCGCGCAGTCGGTGACTATATTTTCCCTTACGATTATCTTGGGGAAACAGCCGTGAAGGTGACCGGGGTTTATGGGTTCGGTACGGCGGTCCCGAAGTCCGTTCAACAGGCAACAATAATTATCGCCCTCCGCCAATTCAAGCGTTACGATTCTCCCCTCGGGGTGGCCGGATTCGGCGATATCGGGGCCGTACGGGTATCAAGATTCGATCCGGATATGCAGATGCTTCTAGCCCCATTTAGGCGTTCTAATCCGGGCGTAGCCTAATGGCATCGATCACGACCATGCGGCAGGCTTTGGCAACGAACCTTGCCACCGTGCCCGGGCTTCGAACTAATTCCGTCATTCCGGAGGATCCGAAACCCCCGATAGCGATAGTAACTTTCGAACGGGTCGATTTCGATACGTCGATGGGCCGGGCCCTCGATACTTACCTTTTCCGGGTGATCGTGATTGTCGGCCGTGTCGATACACGCGGGGCACAAACCGCGCTAGATGGATACCTTTCGGGCACGGGCACGAATAGCCTTAAAGAGGCTATCGAATCGGATAGGACTCTCGGAGGCGAAGCAAACGACCTTCGAGTTACCAGCGGCGATAACCTTCGTGAGCTGGCAGTAGGTGAAATAACATACGTTGCGGCGGATCTCTCGATCACCGTTTACGCTTGATGAAGGAGAAATAATCAAATGGCAAAGTTCGTAGTAATCGAGCCGGTGATCGTTTTCAACGGATCAACGGTGACGAGCTCATGTGCTTCCGTGACGGTGAATATCGAGGCCGACGATGTAGAAACAACGGCTTTCGGTTCCACCTACCGGACTCGCGTGGGCGGTTTGAAGTCCGGTACGGTCGACTTCGAGTTTCATCAGGATATGGCTTCGGGTGCAATCGACGAGCTTATTTTCAATCAGCTTGGTTCGGTGGTCCCGGTTCGTATCCGTCCAGGTGGAACCGCTGCAATCTCAACATCGAATGCCGAATACCAATTCGATTGTTTGGTTGCTCAGGCAAATCCAATCGATAGTGCGGTTGGGGATCTTGCGACGATTTCCGTTTCGTTCCCCATTACCGGTACTGTCATCCGCGACACGACCCCGTAACGTTAGGAGCCTGCCTTGAAAATGGATTTAAGAGTCACCTACGCAGACGGATCCGGTGCCGATGTCACCGTATCGGCACCGGATTTCGTCGCCTTCGAAAGTGAATTTAATCGAAGTGTTGCGAAGCTTGGAACAGAAATCCGGTTCACGGATATTTGCTGGCTTGCTTGGCATCGTTTGAAGCGGGCCGGGGAAACCGCTGATTTCGATATGTGGCTTAACCGACTCGACGGGGTGGAGATTCAAGAAGCGGCGGAACCTGTCCCTTTGGGGCCGAGTCCGTCCATTTCCTAATCTGTCATTTAGCGTACGAATATGGGGTAGCCCCATCGACGCTAGTGCATGAGTCTCCACGGATGCTTTGGACGATGCAGAAATATTTGCAATGGAGAATCGTGCAAGAGAAAAAGGCGGCCCGGAAATGATGAAAGTTGAAGTGCGGGGAGCTGCCGCGAAAATCGATGCCTTGAAACGTTTCGATAAGGAAGCGTGGCGGGACATTCAAAAAGGTGTAAAGACTGCGACGGATGCTGTCACTCAGGATGCTAAGGCTCGAGTTCCGTTCATGGGTTTGACTCCCAAGCGGAGAGGCACCGGATGGGGCAAATGGATTTATTCCAGGGACGGCCGGGATCTATCGTACGATCAAGGGAAATTCCGGTTCACTACTCGATTCCGATCCAGGGTGAAATCAGGTTTCCGTCAGGTTGAGGGACGGGCCGTGCTGGACAAAACAGATCCGGCCGTCGCTATCTTCACGCTTGCTGGCTCGGTGAATAAGTCGCGGCATCCATTCAACCGAAATATTAATAAGCAAACCGGCACGAAGGAAGGTGCCCGAAATGTGGGCATGTGGCCGCGGTTGCTTACTCCGGCCTGGTATGCGAAAGGCCCGGAGGCGGCGAAGGAAATCGGGCAATTAATCCAAGCGGCAGTTAATAAGGTTTAGGAGTATCGGTGGCGCGAAATTCGATCGATGTAGTCGTTAAGGGTGACTATGACGATAAAGATATTAACCGCGCCATCAAGGATCTTGAACGGATGCAAGCGGCATCCGAATCGACGACTAAGAAAATTAATGACTTCGGCCAAGAAATGCAGAAGGCCGGGGAGAAAATTTCCAGCGTCGGCAAAACCTTAACGCTAGGGGTTACGCTTCCAATAGTTGGTATCGGCACGGCCGCTGTCATGGCCTCAGCTGATTTCGAAACAACTATGAATAGTCTCCAAGTTAACGCAAATGCTAGCGCGGAATCGATGGAGTCTCTTTCGAAGCTTGCTTTGAAAATGGGTGCCGATACTGTTTTCTCTGCAGGTGAGGCCGCGGATGCGATGCTCGAGCTTTCGAAAGGCGGCTTGACTGTCGCAGATATCGAGGCCGGTGCATTAGCCGCAACAATGAACCTTGCCGCCACCGAAGGGATGGCCCTCGCGGATGCGGCAACAATCATCAGTAACGCAATGAATACGTTCGAAGTTTCGGCCGCCGACACAAATAAGGTGGTCGATATTCTTGCGGCTGGTGCTGTCGCTTCAACCGCCGGGGTACAGGATCTCGCCCTGGCTTTGAAGTTCGTCGGATCCACCGCTAACACAATGGGTCTCCCATTGTCGGATGTCGTGACGGGTATAGCAGCTCTCAATAATGCCGGCATCGATTCTTCAACTGCAGGAACATCACTTAATCAAATGCTTCTCGGTCTCGTCCCGACGACTAGGGCAGCTAGTGAAGTTATGAAGGATCTTGGGCTTACGTTTCTTGACAGTAGCGGAAATGTAATCCCATTTAATCAAGTGGTCGAACGGTTGACGACAACATTCCAAGGAATGGATGACGCTACTCGGACCTTTAGTTTAAAGAAAATCTTCGGCGTCCAAGGTATGCGGGCCGCGAATATTCTGATCGAGCAAGGCGTTCAAGGTTTCAACGATCTAAATACGGCAGTAACAAAAACGGGTATCGCTGCCGATCTTGCTAATGCCAGAATGTCGGGAACCGCCGGCGCGATTGAAGCTCTCAAGGGATCCATCGATAGTGTTCTAATCATGCTCGGGGATGTTCTTGCTCCCACGATTCAATCGATAGCGAATTTCCTTACCGAAATGACAAACCGTTTTGCGGCTCTCGATCCGGATGTGCAAAGGTTTATCGTCCAATTCGCGGCAATAGCGGCAGCAATCGGACCGGTCCTGTTCATTGTCGGCAAATTGATTGCCGTGATCGGTGGGATAGTTGCGGCCATTAATCCCGCAACATTAGTTATTGCTGGCATTGTCGCTGCTGTTGCACTACTCGCCGCTGGATTCGTTTATCTCTGGAATAATAGCGAAATCTTGCGGGATACCGTTGCCGAAGTGTGGGCCACAATCCAACAGGTTATCGGCCGGGTCGTCGGAGAAGTGAAAAGGTTACTCGAAGAAAACCGGGAAACTATCGAAAGGCTTCGGTCAGGGTTCCAGGCATTCGTCGATTTCTTAATGGCCTATGTGGTGCCGTTTCTGGTTACGTTCGTCGGAAATTATCTCAAGGCATTGATCGAGGTACTAGGATTTATCGCGACAACAATTATCAGAATTATCTCGGCATTTGTGCAATTCGTGGCGAAGCTGATTGAAGTCGGCGCGATTATTGTTCAATATGTCGCACTTTATATTGAGACATTCCAAAAATTCTGGACCGCTATTTTCGATGGGATCACTTCAACCTTTAATACGGTGAAAGATTTCATTAAGGGAATATTCGACAATATCTATAACACGATTGTCGACACGATCCGTAATGCCGTTAACTTCGTGATCCGTGGAATTAACCGGATCATTAATGCCTGGAATGGTCTTTCCTTCTCAATCCCGGAAGTAACGGTTCCGTTTGTTGGGACGTTCGGTGGGCAGCGTGTCGGGGTGAATGCGCTTCCGAATATTCCGGAGCTTGCCGACGGTGGCATCGTTTACCGGCCGACTCTGGCGATGATCGGTGAGGCAGGCCCGGAGGCCGTCGTACCGTTGTCCCGCGGCGGCGGTGTCGGCACGACGATTAATCTCACCGTCAATGCCGGCATGGGTACGGATGGGGCCGAGGTTGGGCGTCTAATCGTGGATGCCCTTCGGCAGTATCAGCGGAGGAATGGTCCGGTTCCAA